GAGGGAAGTAATGGACACAGCACAGGCAATCGAAGTAAGACCAATTAACACCGAGCCGGTACAAGAGGAAACGAAACAGGCAATAGTCGTTTTGGACAAGGCAAAGGCAGTCGTAATCAAATCACAACAGGACTACGACGGGGCGGGAGCATTGCTACAAGAAGTAGCAAGGAGACAGAAAATCGTTGAAGTAGAGTATAAGACAATAAGTGTCCCCCTCAATATAGCAAGAAAGGCATTGACGGCTCTTTTTAAACCGCCGAGGGAATATCTCGCTCAAGCAAAAACACTTTTGAGCGACGGAAGAGCGGGCTACGAGGAAGAACAGAAACGTATCGAGAGGGCAGCACAGGCAAAACTCGACGCCGAAGCCAGAAAGAAAAAAGAAGCACTTGAAAAAAGAGCAAAGGCAGCCGAGGCAAAGGGCAAGCCGGAAAAGGCTGAACTCTTGAGAGAAGAAAAAGAAATCACAGTAGCGACGGTTGCTGCGCCAAGAGTGCAAAAGACAGAAGGTATATCAGCTACCTATTACTCTTATTCTGCCGTTGTAATCAACGAGGATCTACTTCCCCGTAAATTTATGATGCCGGACCAAACTGCTCTCAACAAGGAAGCGGAAGTAACTAAAGAAGCCTTTAATGTTCCTGGCGCAAGCGGTAGGAAGAAGTCGGTTACGCCAGTGAGGAGTTGACTATGAGCTTAGATTTTGTCGAAGTACAAAAAGAATTGAGTGAAGTATCTGGAGAGCAGCGTGATTTGTGCCAGACATATTACGACACCCGGAAGTCTTTTGGCGAGGCAAAACACGCTCTATTTATCCTCTTGACACCACATCAAAGTGAAGCGGCATACCGCAAGGCGAGTATTGAGAAACAACTGCTTATGCTTCGGGCTGACACGCCAGAGAACCACAAAAAAGAGGTCTATGGCTACTACGAGACATATATCAAGTATGAGCAGAACTACAAGGGATTACAGAGGATGATTGACGCGCTTGCTTCGAGGATAACCCAAATACAGAGTTTAATTAAGTGGGTTAAAGAGAATGTACCGTATTAACTAAAGGAGTATGGCTCGTGGCGTTGCAAGGTGAAAACGCTGACTACCTCAAGGTTGACAGAATGAGGGTAAATCGTTACGGTTCAACCAAAGCAGGTTCAAATCCTGCCGAGCCATACCGTAATAAAAGGGTACGAGAGTTACTTGCGAGATAACCAGGAGGTAGATTATGAAAGATAAATGTTCTTATTGTGGGAAAGGTGATTGTATCCGAGAAGTTGCTTTTACTAACGCAGAATATTATGGAGGTTCGCTATTCAACTTGCCTTGCAAGCATTGTGGAAAAATGCTTGTGGTACAGTTTGAACGAGTTGTTAAACTATGCTCAATTGGAAAGTCAGATAAAAAAAGAAGCGAAAGCGATTTTTAAGGGGGTAAACTATGAGCCAGAAAGACATCGTATATCAGATTGTAGAAGAGTATCAGCCCGTCCGCACCGAAGTTGTTAAGCGTGAAGCAATGCTCTGCGGAATATCTTGCGGCGATAGGTACTTGAGAGCGCCTTTTTTGAATAATGAAGTCGAGGGAAAAAGATTAAAGGGCGATAAAACAAAGACGTGGTGGATAGCGTGACCTTAAAACAACAACTCCACCAAACGGGGGCGGCGTGAACTGCCCACATTGTAATTATGAACAATTTTGCCCCTGTGTTTCGTGTAAAGAACTTTTGCCGAAAGATAAGAAAGCGTGGATTTGGATTGAGGGTGAGTATATTAGCTGTGCGGAGTGTGGCTTTACCAAACATTGTGACTGGTGGGAAACCGAAAGTATACAACAATTTAAAAAATACACAGAAGCCAAGAAAGATAAAAGGAAGCCGTGGTGAAATGTCATATAGATTTATTTTCAGGTATTGGCGGTTTTGCTTTAGCTTGCAGGTGGTTAGGTATAAAAACGGTGGTGTTTTGTGAAAAAGACGAATATTGTCAAAAAGTCCTCGCCAAGAACTTCGGGGCGTATGTGGCCGACCCCAAGGGGATTGGATGGAGTGATAAACGAGAGTTTGGAAGGGTGGACAAAGAGAAGGGACAGGAAAGCAAAAGAGGGTATCAATCTCCACAGACCTTTACCGATAGCAGTCAAGCAATCCCAATCATCCCCGACATCTTCACCTTCGACGGAACAAAATGGAAAGACTGCTGGTTGCTTACAGGGGGATTTCCTTGCCAACCTTTCAGCGTTGCCGGGAAGCGAAAAGGCAATACAGATGACCGTGCGCTCTGGCCGGAAATGTTTAGAATTATCAAAGAAGCCCGACCCCGTTGGGTGCTTGGTGAAAATGTTGCTGGCTTCGTCCGTATGGCGCTCGACGATTGTGTTTCTGACTTGGAAAGCGAAGGTTACACCGTCCAACCGATTATTATTCCAGCTTGCGCCAAAGACGCCCCACATAGAAGAGACAGGGTCTGGATTGTGGCCAACTGCGACAACACCACGGCCTCACGGCAACGAGGATACGGCAGGGAAATATTACGAGAGCCAAAACCAGAAAGATTTAACGTGGGCGGTCAAGATGTGGCCAACACCGAGCGTGAAAGACGTATCGGGCGGGGCGGTAATGGCAGAGCAGACATCAACGGGGTGGAAAAGAACGAGCAAACAGGGCGTGAGTCACGGGGCGCAGCTCCACGATGTAGCGAAAACAATGGGTGGCTCCCTGAACCCAACGTGGGTAGAGTGGCTAATGGGGTACCCAAGCGGGTGGACAGACTTAAATGTTTAGGAAACGCCATAGTTCCACAAGTAGCATACGAAATCATAAAAGGAATGATAGATAGTGAACCCCTACATATCCCATAGACGAATACGAATGTAGCTGTGGGAAGTTTGGGTGTTTGCATATTGAGGCGATAAAGGAGTTTCGATGAACCTTGAAGAAATTAAATCAGCTATCGGTATAGAACCTTATCACGAAGAAGAAGCTGGCGTTATCTATTGCGGTGATTGTCTGGAGATATTACCGAAGATGCCCAACAATAGTGTAGATGTGGTGTTTGCGGATCCACCCTTTAATCTTCAAAAAAACTATGGATATTCTTTTGACGACAAGCTGACTGAAAAAGACTATCGGCGGTGGACTGGCTTTTGGCTTAAAGCAATCACGTGTAAAATAACGGAAGGTGGACAGATATGGGTACACCAAATACCGAAACACGCCATCCATACTGCACATAAATTAGAAGAAGTATCGTGGCCGGTGGGGATGGTCTTCCAGAATTGGGTAGCGGTAAAATTTGAAAGTTGGGTCAACCAATATAATTTAAACCCTTTTCACTATGTAATGCTCCGGTATTCAAAAGGAAAAGTAACAACATTTAATCGGAAAGGAGACCTATCCCCTCACCAGTATTGTCGCCATTGTGGGGGGTTGATAGCTGACTGGGGCGGGAAAGAAAAATACAGGAATGAAGAAGGAAAATGCTTATCAGATATTTGGGATGATATAGAACGAATAAGGCATACAAAAAATAAAACGCGTGATTGTAATGAATTACCAATAAAGCTTGTAGAAAGATGTATAAAACTAACAACTAATGAGGGAGACCTTGTCCTTGACCCTTTCCTCGGATCCGGCACTACGGCAGTAGCTTGCAAAGAATTAAATCGTAAATTCATAGGCATAGAAATTAACGAGGAGTATTGCGAAATAGCAAGGAATAGGTTGAGACAAAATGTATTGAACTTTAGAAAATGAATATATACAATAACCTTAAATTTTACTTGACAAACTATTAACGCTTATGATATACTTAATCAAATGCGAGGGAGCAAGCTGATGCCTAAAAGGATAATCAAAGCGGTGTATCGTAGACCAACCCTAATCGGTTTGTCTCCCTCGCGGGAAACGGTACACCGCTTATTTTTTTTGGGGGAACTATGATCCGCAGAGCGTGGATAAAACTTTACGTTGACCAAGTATTAAGAGGTACTTGTTTTACTGAACTTGATGAAGCTGAAAGATTTATCTGGTTTGGCTTTTTACTACTCGCCGGAGATAGCGCTTATCCTGGAATAATTTGCGCTACAGAACAAATGGGATATTCAAACGAACAGATCGCCGACCTTTTAAAAACTTCGCCGGAACTTATTAAAAAAGCTACGAAGAAAATGATTAAGTATGGAAAAATTACCGTAGATGATAACGGTAAAATAGTAATTTGTAAGTGGAAAATTTATCAATCTGAATACCAAAGACAACGGTACTATAGAAATAAAAAACAAGACGAGTTACTTAATGTAGTTACTACGCAAGGTGCGGAATCCTCTCCTTCTATATCTATATCTACTTCTATATCTTATTTTAGTAATATATGGAAAGAGTATCCTAATAAGATAGGAAAGACTAAAGCACAGGAAAAGTTTGGAAAGTCCGTTAAGAGTGAAGAAGATTATAAAAAGATACAAGAAGCTCTAAAACGCTATAAACATCATCTTTCCCTTAATGATTGGAAAAAACCACAAGACGGATCAACCTGGTTTAATAATTGGATTGATTGGGTGGATTATGTAGAGCCGGAGAAAGAAGTGTGCGGGACCTGCAAAGGAAGAGGCTTTTATAGTAATGTTCGGGGCTACGAAGTATTTTGCGCCTGCACATCCGGACAACGAAAAAAAGAAAGTGGATATAGACTTAATAACTAAGGAGGCGAGGTATGAGTAACTTCTACCAAGCGTCAGATGGCTACTTATACTGCAAGAAATGTGACGAACTGGCGGGTGAATGTACCTGTCCTACATACGGAGAACTTGAAGCCGCCAAAGACGAAGAGGCAAACAGAAAAAGAGATAAGGAGATGGGGCTATGAATAGTGCAAAACAAGCGACTCCACACAAGGAAGTGATTGAGCGATTACTAAACAGTAATTTTCCAAAATCAGAATTAGAGTGGGCGGCGAGAAGAGAAATTATGCGGTTGAAAGAGAAAAACCAATCCGACCAAGCCCGCATAAAAGACCTCCAAGAGGACATCAGAACCCACATCAGGCAGAATATAAAATTGGAAGAGGCGTTGGATGCAAATTATCAAGCAAGGCAATGTGGGTGTGAAATAGCAACTATAGATGAGTGTGATAATTGCGTTAATGCAACCATATTATACAATAAAGCTATACGACTTGAAGAAAGCGTCGCCACCACCGCACTAAAGGGGGAGTGATGATAACCATTGATGGGAAGAAATATAAAGTAACTGAGAATTTAGGGTTTGTTCATAGCCGAGGTGTATATGCTAAAGCCATTATGGTTAAAGGGAAGGAACAAATTGCAATAAAGGTTGACAAAGAATGGCAAATTGCAAAGCCTGTAATGGGCACTATTATGAGTAATTATACAGGACAACACCACGCCACAGGCAAGGGGGAGAGATGAGTAAAACAACCGCACACGACCTGCTAAAGAACCTCGGCATCGAGTTGCCGGAGAAGATAGAACTTATAAGAGGCAGTGCTACAACTATAACGGGAATACTGAAGGAACAAGAGGTGGCCGGACGCAACGAAACAATAGACGAATACAACAAAGCCCTCGACGTGCCGGTGGAGTTGGATAAGGATAAGACAAAATCTTTTCTGGTAGAACATTTATGGAGTTGCCAGATAGAAGAGGCGGAAGAGCTAACACAAGAACTCTCCGACCACATCGGGGAGCTAATGAAGAGAGGTGAGAGATGAATAAAAGCCATTGCTATAAATCTTGCTCAGGTAGAACCATAAAGGTAAAAACACTATGCGGGCGAATGGTTAGTATATGGGCGACGGTGTATTTTCTCCCGAAATGGTGGAGAGGCAACTGCAAACAATGCCGCACGATTTTCAAGGGCCGCGAGGCGACCAAATGCTAACAGCCCACGAAAAATATAACTTGGAAATCTACCCAAAAGGAATACTCCTCTGCATATCCATTTTAATCGCTCTGATACTTTTAGTTTTTAATATTGGTGTATTTGTCGGAGAAGCCCACGCAGAGGTAGACACCACAAAAGCAGTACTCCACCACACCGCCTCGCCCGATTGGTCGGTGGAAAGAATACGCAAAATCCACGTTGAAGAAAATGGATGGGATGATGTGGGTTACCATAAACTTATCCGCAAAAATGGCGACGTTGAGGACGGCAGACCTTTAAACATAAAAGGCGCACACGCCAAAGGAAGAAATAATTATGTAGGAATTGCCCTTACTGGATATTCCAAATTCACAGACTTACAGATTACTTCACTAAAGAAACTACTAATTGAACTTGGCGTAAAAAAAGTAGAACGCCACCACGAGGAATGTCCAGGTCAAGGATTAAATGTCGAAGAAATACAGGTGTGGTTAAATACTAATAACGTACTGGCAGGGCTAAAATGAAACACATAGTATCTTTTTCGGGTGGCAAAGACTCAACGGCTATGCTCTTACGAATGATAGAGCTTAAAATGCCGATTGATGAGGTGAGATATTTTGACTGTGGTTCTTGGGAGTTTCCACAGATGAAAGAACACATTGGTAAAGTGCGAGAGATATTGCCTTTGCCATTAACCAAGATTGAGCCAGTGACTTCATTTGATGGGTTGTTTACTCGGATAGGATATGGCTTTCCTCGCTTTAAGGGTAACTGGTGTACGGGGGGAAAAAGGGATGGATTAAAAAGGGGATTACCAAAAGACTCTTTAGTCTATATTGGGTACTCGGCAGACGAATTGAAAAGAACGGAAAACAAGGTTGCGGATGGCAAAGTGTTTCCCCTCATAGAATGGGGCTGGCACGAAGAAGATTGCTTAGAGTATTGCTACAGAAAGGGCTTTGATTGGGGTGGGCTATACAATTATTTCGATAGGGTGTCTTGTTGGTGTTGCCCCTTTCAAAACTTAAAAGAGTTAAGAAACCTGCGTAAATATTTCCCTGATTTGTGGAAAAGATTACTCGAAATGCAATCAGCAACAGACTCAACATTCAGAAGCGATGGCACAACCGTCTTTGATTTAGACCGCCGGTTCGCAGAAGAAGATAAACAAACGAAGTTTTGGCAACTCTAAAACATCAAATATGAAGCATAACGCCACAATAACACGTTAAGACTTCAAAAATGGGGCGTAAGAGGTGAGTGATGAATGAAGATTGTAAAATGGTGCTAACACACCAACGGCTGCCAATAGAACTAACTATTAAACAAATCTGCCTCTGCATATCCATTTTAATCGCTCTTATAATTTTAGTTTTTAATATTGGTGTACGGGTTGGGGAGTTGCTTGCTGGCAAGTGGGTAGAAAAGTACAAAATGAGTGTTGTGGCTAAGGTGGGAAGACATACGTTCTTCCGGCCATAGGTAACGTACTGGCAGGGCTAAAAACGGGGAGGTAAGGTATGGGTATTATGGAGAAAATTAAAGAGTGCAAAACAATGCCGGAATTTGATAGTTTGCGGATAGAGGTTGTTAAGGCAATGAAAGCGGCGGGGCCATCCGGCTATCAAGTAATTCAAAAGGCATTTATTAAGCAAAAGAATAAATTAAAAAGAATACCTTTGCGGGATAGGAATTGGTAACGTACTCGCAACTCTAAAGTGAGGGGGGAGTGATGGACAAGAGATTGAAAGATAGAAAACATAAGCTGTTCTGCTCAAAACATCAGGTTGTCCATCAGGAGTGTACTCATTATTGGAGTTGTCGCTGGCCTAACGATAAAGAGAGAGATAAAAAACAAAAAGATTGGCAGGATAACCCATTAAGCAAGGAGTGAGCTATGAGTGAATATAATATGCCCGAAAGTATAGTGGATATTTTTGAGGAAGGAGAGGGGCAGTGGACGGCTCAAGATTATGCGCCAGAAATGGAAATGGATAATGTTGAAGCGATGAACTGGTTTATGGAAAAGGTAGGCATAAGGGATGAAGATTGCGCAAGTATAGAAGACACACAAATTATTTTAAAACATCCAGAATACCCGCATAAACTATGTGTTGATTCAGGTGGTCTTGGGGACTTCTTTTCGCATGGGTTTGATGTGTCAATATCGGAGGAGTGAGCTGTGAAGAAGCCAAAAACGATAAACAGGCAGGCAATCCGCAAAGCAATAGAAAAGAAATGCGATGCGCTGTGGGCGGTTGCGGTAAAGACCCGGGACGGCTGGACCTGCCAGCGATGTCATAAATACTTTCCTGAAGGCTACCGCCGGGGCTTGGCTGCCATGCACTGTTTCACCCGAAGTAACCATCATACCCGCTGGATTCTGGACAACGGCGCGGCGGGCTGCACACATTGTCATTTTTACTTTGACTCGCATACTACCGAAAAGGATGCGTGGTTTGAAGAACGTATAGGTAAGGAAAAGTGGATATTACTGAAGTACCAAAAAAACAGCACTGCCACAATAGATAGATGGGGAATCAGAATTGGGCTGGAGCAGGTATTAAAAAAACTGGAGGATGAAGAATGAATCAGAATTATTTTGCTTTGCTTGGTGCAGCGGGGAGCAACTTTTTTGAAAAGACATTCCGAAAACTTTCCGGGTACAAAGAACCGGAAGTCATTGTTGAAAAGAAACCTGAGCCTCCGCCCGGGAAGCGTATAAGAATAAAAAGGAATATCCAATTACCAGACCGGGCAAGTGATAAAGCGCAGGAACAGGGAAATAAGATGAAATACAAAATAATAGTTTTCAATCCTTGTGGGTTGGATGAAGTTAAGTATTCCAATAGTTGGCTATGGTGTAAAGCCAGAATGGTGTGGCTGGGCTTGATAAGGAAAGCAGCAGCTTGGATGGAAATAAAGGAGGCGTGATGGCACAGTTTGTTAGAGGTGACAGAGTTGAATCAATTGGGACGTACCGGCATGGGGCCCGGGGTGTAGTGTTTAATGTGGCTGTTGAGAAAGTGATAACTAAACCACTCGGCATTGTAAAGCCTCTGGAGATAGTAGAGGTACTGTTGGACGGTTTGAGGGATGATGTATTCTTAGGGAAGGAACCCAAAACTGTAATTGCAATGACCAGGCAGTTCCCCGCGAGCGACTTGAAGAAAATAGGCAAAGGCGAAATCCCTGTTGCGCCGGATGCAGGAGAGCATACGAGAAAACAAAGGCACTGGAGGGATGTACTGCTGGGGAGGGGATGATGGGAAAGGTAGTTCGCGAAAAATTAGAAGAGATGAAATACTGGGTTACGTATGCAGAAGTTGATAACTTGCGTGGGGGAAAAGCGGGTGAGGACTGGAAAGATTTTGTTGCGAAGCCTGTTATTAAGCATTTGCTTGTCTCGCGCGAAGCAAGGGCAATTTTAGAGGTATTCGGAACGATGGGGGATTTAGGAATAAATATTATCGCTGTATTAAGAGATTTAGTAAATGCGACTGGTAAAAAATATAAAGGGAGAGGGTAATGGTGAAACGTAAACGACGGTGCGGGTGGATATATACTGAATCAACACCATAATCCGCTACCTAAAATCAAGGGAGTAGATGATGAAAAAGCTCAGTATATTTTTAATATTCGCGTTCCTAACAATATGCGCTACTGCGCAAGCAACCGAAACAGCAGACAACATGTTTGAGAAAGGATTGATCTTTTATGGGAAAGGATCCTACCAAGAATCAGCGCAGCAATTTAAAGAGATAAGTTCTCTTTTTCCAGAAGGATGTTACGCGCGCCCGGCTACGTTTATGGCAAATAGATGCAGAAGAAAATTAAAAGACGCTGCCGCCAGGAAAAAAGTGTGTCGACGCTGCAAGGGCACTGGCTATGTTATTAAAGAAATTCCTTGCTCGTGGTGTAAAAGCAAGGGAAAGGTGGGCGGCCGAAAATGTATAGCGTGTAGAGGAACGGGCAGAAGAACAAACAAAAAAAACGAGAGTATTAAATGTCCTCATTGCGAAGGAGATGGCCTCACAGGAGATTATCAATGTCTCAAGTGTGGTGGCTATGGGAAGACAAAAATAAAAGTTAGATGCGATAAATGTAAAGGACAATGATGGCAGACCCAAAAGAAAAAGAAACAGAGATATGGAGAGCACTGCAAGAATATTGTCAGCAGGTGAGGTACGGGGAGATAAAACTTATCATCAAGGTACATCAAGGTAAAGCACTGGAATATGAAGAGTTAGAGACGCGGCGAAAGTTTAAAGCTGAGACAGGAGAAAAAAAAACTTGACAATATAAAAGAAATATGGTAATTTTATCTTGAGCAAATAGATTCCGTCAAAGAACGGACAATCCGCATTTGGCAGGTCTATTAAGCGTGATGGCTTAATGGGTCTGTCTTTTTTATTAGGAAGATTATGGCAAAGCAAAAAAAACTTACTGCAAAACAAAAGAAATTTTACGAAGAATACGTTGTTGACTTCAACCGCGCCAAAGCCGCAGTCCGAGCACATTACAGCAAGAAAGGGGCCGATGTTCAAGCTCACTTGCTATTAAAGAATCCTAAAGGCCAAGCCTACCTTGCGGAGCTTATCAAAAAACAAGAACAGCGTTCCGAGAAGAATGCTGATGATGTCATAAAGCAACTTTCTAAGATTGGCTTTGCAGATATAAAAAATTACATGACTTGGGATGATGGCGGTGTCACGTTAGAGGATAGCGAGAACGTAGACGGTACGATACTGCAAGAGATATCCGTCACGGAAACACGCAAGCAGACGTTCACCAGACTCAAATTGAGCGACCGCATAAAGGCGTTGGAATTACTTGGTAAGCATTTCGGGTTGTTTGCAGATGAGATAAAGATACCAGAAGGGATAGAAATAATTCATAGGTGGGCAGATGAAAAGAAAGGTTGATGCAGTTCATAACCGCAAGACCTACGGCTACCTGCAAGAGACGAAGAAGCGGTTGAATATCTTATACGGCAGTGCCGGATCAGGAAAATCGTGGGGAATTGCTCAATTCCTCCTACTTGAAAAGCTATACAAAGGTACAAATAACCGAATCCTTGTAACCCGCAAGACGCGGCCTGAGCTAAAAAAATCCTGCTGGCTGCTCTTTAATGATCTCATCAGCAAATATGACCTCCCAGGATGCGAGAAGAATAAATCCGACCTTACTCTTACCGTAGGCAATAACCAAATGTTCTTCGTTCCTTTGGATGATCCAGAGAAACTTAAGTCGTTTGAACGCATTAACTATGTGTGGGCAGAGGAAGCAACAGAATTAAATATTGATGATTTTATCCAATTGAACCTACGCTGCCGGGGCGAGAATAAAGGCGGCACCAACCAGCTTTTTTATAGTTTCAATCCGATAGACGAGCAGAGCTTCTTCAAGGATATAGTTGATGCGCCAAAGGAGAACACCGGGGTCAACCATAGCACATATAAAGATAATGCCTTCTTAGAGAAAGAGTATATTGATGAACTTGAGAACCTTATTAATCAAGACGTAACTTACCATAAAATCTATACCTTGGGGATCTGGGCATCACCGGAGAATATCATTTACACGAATTGGGACACGATAGATGTCTTCCCGGAATGCGAGGAAGTGGGATATGGCCTTGATTTCGGATTCAACAACCCCACCGCACTTGTTAAGATAGGGCTGAAAGACCAGGAAGCATATCTGGATGAACGGATTTATGAAAGCAAGCTGACGAATACAGACTTGATTGACAAAATGAAAGAGGACATCCCTGAGGACAAGAGAAGTCGGGTAATCCGGGCAGATAGCGCAGAACCGGCCAGGATACAGGAGATACATAACGCCGGCTTCAACATACATCCCTGCATAAAGGGCAAGGATAGCGTTAAAGTGGGCATAGATCGCTGTAAGCGGATAAAGCTGCATATCACAAAGGACAGCGTGAACACCTTGAAAGAAATTAAAGGCTACAAATGGAAAGAGGACAAAAATGGCAACGTATTAGATGAACCAGTAGCTTTCAAGAATCACGCTTTGGATGCTAAAAGATATTACTTAGGCGAAATCGTGTTTGAGGGAGAAGTATCTTATGAGTATGTAAGCTCCGATATTTCCGGTGGGGACCGCGAAACTCAACATCAGGATTGGTGATTATGAATCTAAAAGTAAAATTATTTGCAGTAAAGCAAGCACTACTTGGAAAAGTCCGTATGGATGAGACATCCCATTCCGGCGGAAATGATTATTGGGGTATGGGCAGCATCGGCACATACAACCCGGATGAGCTTGTAGGTAGGAAAGGACTCGGGATCTACAGCAAAATGGAGAGGACGGACGCACAAGTTAAGAACACTTTTCATCTTAAAAAGCATGCGCGCCTATCTACTCCTTGGCATATCATCCCTGCTTCCGAAGATGCGATTGATGTAGAGAAAGCTGAATTCACGGAAACTGTCTTTGAGGAGATGGATAAGAGCGTCGACCAATTCCTATATAAGTGTTACAACGCCCTGCGGGATGGGTATTCAATCACGGAAAAGAATTATAAGGTGCTGGAGAAGGGCGAGTTCTCCGGGAAGATAGGGTTCAAGTCTCTCAAGACTCGCAAAGCGAAGAATTACACTTTCCAGACAGATGACCACGGCAATTTAACTGCATTACTGGAAAGCCGGGCCGGTAGCGGCACAAAGGAAGAGCTTGACCCGCGGAAGTTTATTATATTCTCCTATAATGCTGATGATGATGATGGCGGCTCACTATACGGTGTATCTGACTTCCGGGCCGCGTATAGATACTGGTTCTCTAACGATATCGTGCAGAGGTATTGGAATATCTTCCTTGAGAAGTTCGCCAGCCCCACCAGGTATGGCTTGTATCCGTCAGGTGCCTCGAAAGCAAAGCAGACGCAGCTATATAATCTCTTGAAGTCTATGCAGGCGAATTCTGTTGTGGTATTGCCTGAGAATCTTGTCGCTGAAGGCAAAGGCGAGATGAAAGGGATCGGTATGTTGGAAGCGGCGAGAAAAGCTGATGCCTCGTATAAACTATCTATGGACTTCAACAATAAGATGATTGCCCGGAGTATGCTTGTTGGTTCCTTAATTCAAGACGAAGGGGACACGCACGGATCCTATGCCCTGGGGAAGAAACACTTTGATATTTTTATGTTTGTTCTTAACTGGCTCGGCAAACTCACTGAAGAAGAGATTATGCACGAGCAGATTATCAAGCCACTCATTGATCTTAATTATCCGGATACAGAAAATTATCCTCGCTTCCAGTTCGAGTCATTACAGCAAGAAGACAAGAAGAACACCGCAGAGGTTATAAAGGTATTGGTTGGTGCCGGAATTATCAATCCTGATGAAGACTGGGTACGCGAATACCTAAGTATTCCTGCTAAAGAAGAGGGTGTTGTGTTGCCAGCGCCAGCAGGAACCGTGCCGAAGGAAGCGTTTACATTCTCTACATACGCCCGAGCAAAAGGTCTGCTGAATCGCGCGCCAACCACCTATGAGCGTAAGGTTGATTTTGTAGCAGTATCAGGAACAATGGAAGGGCTTCAAGAAGACGCGGTAGAACGGACAACTGAGGCATTTCGCAAGATTAGCGACAGCGTTATCAAGCAGGTAAAGATGAAGAAGATAATCGCCAACAAGGATTACACCAAAATCAAGGACGTCTTGGTGAACGTCGGCGATGTAAAGAAGATTGCTTATGAGACTATGACAACCGGCTATATGGACGGCAAGATGCAGGTGAAGAACGAAGTAGAACGCGCCGGGGCCGAGGTTCCCCGGAGATATGCTGCTGCGATATTAGAGGAAGCCGTAGAGCCTACAGAAGCCCTGGAATTCTTCAAGAAGAAGATACCAATGACGAAAGCGGAGTATTCAGCACTGAGCCGTAAATATAAAGAGAAAGCCTTTGCTATCGCCGGTACTGAACAGGATCGCATCTTAAAAGACGCAAGGCAATTACTTGAGGATGCTCTCCAATATGGCTGGGCGGAGACGAAATTTGAGCACAAGTTCAATGAGAAGATGGAACAATATATCGGCGGCGCCCCGGGGCAACTCAAGGACGGCAAATTGATGGAGCCTTATCACATCGAGACCGTCTATCGTACCAATTTGAGCGAGGCTTACAATTCAGGCCGCAGAGCGATGATGGAAGATCCGTCTATCAAGGCCCAAGTTCCGGCTTGGGAGTATTCCGCGATTATGGATCCGAGGACAACGGATTTCTGTCGTGCAATGGACAAGAAAGTATATCTATCTACTGATCCAATATGGGAACAGAATTATCCGCCAAATCACTATAACTGTCGGTCAATTGTAGTAGGTATTGTAGCTGAGACGGAGAAATACGAGGTATCAAAGCCGGTTGATGAAAAGCCCCAAGAGGGATTTTATACGCAGGGGAGTGAGTGATGCAAATATTAAAAGTAGCAATAATAATTGTAGCAGCAATAGCAATGACAGGCGTAGCGATTGCCGCGGTAATTAAAACGCCAAAGGGGTGAACAATGGCAAGCGTACCAGTCAACTCGGACATCTGGATAAAGGTCAAGGGCATAAAGGATGAGAGGCAATACCTGGCGGACTGTATAAGTGAGCGTATCTGTCCGAAGTGTGGGGCGTGGTTGATAAATGATAAGGAAAAGCCTGCCGAGAAGCTTGTCTGTCTCAAGTGTGTAGATTGTGACTTCACCATAGATGATGTGGCGAATTCAATGCCGCAGATGCCAAGTTCGCGAGTAGTAGAGAAAAAATATGAGGAGGCCACATAATGCCATTTCCAAGTATAGAAAAAGCGAGAGACGCCAACTTTCCGGTAACCGTAAACGGGGCAGATTTGACACTTGCCCAAGTCAACAAGCTGGCCTCTATCTATGACGCAATCAAAGCAGGGGGCGAGGCTAAAGAACCTATGGCTGTCGCCATTGCTCAATTCAAGGAATTGTACCAGAAAGAGGGGGACAATTGGGTGCTGAGGACGAAGCAGACTTACACCACGTTGACAGATGTGGAAATCTTCGCTGAGGGGGATTGGAAGGGTGACAAATACTCCGGCAAAGACGTCGATAGTCTTGTCAATGATACAAATGCGATTCTTGAAAAGGTAAAGCCCTTTGTCAAGCTCGGCCACGATGATGCACAGAAACTTCAGCAAAAGGAAGGGCTTCCGGCGTTAGGCTGGATCACCAAGCTGAAGAAAAAAGGCAAGAAGGTGCTTGCCGATATTAAGGATGTCCCCAAAGTCCTGGCCGACCTTATCCAGAAGGGCGCATATAAGCGGGTATCAAGTGAAATATTGTGGAATTTCGTTGAGCCTTCCAGCAATACGAAATATCCCTATATCTTGGGGGCAGTAGCCTTCCTGGGTGCTGATATGCCCGCTGTGACGAACCTCAAGGACATAGCGGCCCTTTATGAGCTTGGCGGTGATGTTCATACCGTATTATTTGCCGCCAAGAACGGCGCAATTGAAATGGCGCGCGGCGAGGGTAAGGGCGTAGGCGGCAGCCCCCAAGGGGATGGCGGGGCTGATATATGCAAGTGCCCAGAATGCGGTAAGGAAGTAGCGCATACAAAGACCGGCGGAGGTAAATCAATACCTTGTGCCGATATGACCTGTCCCGAGTGTGGCCATAAGGGGATGACGGGAGCAAATAAGAAACCTACAGAATATTCAGGGTTATCTGATGACGAATTCGGCGACCCTGTTAATTATAGATATCCGATTACTAAAAAATATATCCAGGCGACAATGGGTGATTTTAAGAAGTCGGAGAGTAGGGAGCAATACGACAGAAAAGAAGTGGGCGAAATCTGGACAAGGATAATGCGCAAGGTAAAGGCTTATGGCGTGAACCATGCGTGGAACGAATCCCTTGACCCGTTATTGCCTTCCGATTTGAAGTCTTGGGCGAAGGGAGAAAAGAAGTTAATCATGGGAGGTGGTAATATGCCGCTGACAATAATTGAACAAGACGGAAAGCAGTTTGTATCCGTTGGAGATCTTAGGGAGAAAGGTATCGACATCGCTAATCTTCCTGATGTAGTAGCTTTGACCACAGCTAAGGATGCCGCCGAGAAAAAAGTGACGGACCTGACCGCTGACATCGAGAAGGGTGCAACCCAGGCAAGGGAAGCTGAAGTAGACGCTTTCTTAACAGCTCATTCTACGGAAAAGGACATGCGTTTCCTTCCCGCGGAAAAGGATGCACTGCGTATCAGCTTACTTTCCGCTGACAACATCAAGAAGCATGAGTTCACCGTGAAAGAGAAGGACGGCGAAAAGAAAGTGGAGTTGACTGCCTTTGTAGCACTGAAGAAAGGTATTGAAGGCAGAGTTAATCTCGCGGACGCGAAGTTTAAGGAGTTCTCCAAGGGCGAGAACGGCGAAGAGAACAGCGAAGGCGAGGCGAAGGTAGCGGAAACAAAGAAAACTGTGGACAGGGTTCACGGTCATTACACCGGCGAAGAGCCGGAGGCGAAGAAAGAATAGTACCTCCTTGCTTATGGCAGATGAGGATACTTGAAAAAGTTTAACAGCAAATTAAGGGGAGGTGAAGTAGATGAGTTTACAGCCAGCAGTTGGCGCAGTAACAGCAGATACTCCGACTGATATATTTTACACTGTCGAGGGCAGAGTTCATATAAAAGTCACGTTTGCTTCTGGGCACACCATTACGAAAGGTATGGTGGTAGCTGAAATTACCGCGAGTCATAAGTATGGCGAGTATGACAATAGCGGAGGCGGCGGGTTAGAAGTAGCGGCAGGGGTTGCGGCAGATGATTATGATGCTTCCGCGGCCGATGAAATAGGAATGGTTTGGATTCACGGAACTTTTGTGGCTGCCAAGCTTACAGGTATGGATGCAAATGCCCGGACAGATTTGGTCGTGTGGCAGCGTTTGAACGATACAGTGGAATCCTTCTAAGGAGTGCCATTTATGATGGTAGTTCTTAGGTTTATCTTAACGGCACATTTTAGAGGGAGGTGAAGTAAATGCCAGAATTTGGACAATTGGATATTTTGCAGCATGAAGTAATGACCGGGATAGTTGAGAAGTTTAAGCGCCCTGCATTTATTGGGGGCTCACTCTTCCCGGAGAAGAAAGTACTATCCAATACATCAAAGTGGGACATCATCGAGCACAATAGGGATATGGCTGACTTCTCGGTTCCGGGGGCGCCCGCCAAGATAGTAAACAGGCGCGGCGTGAAGTCACAGACGGCGACTCAGGCATACATCAGAGAGAAAAAGCAGCTTGACGGAGTAACAATGGCCTGGTTGAGAAAGCCGGGTACGGAGCATCAGCAGTGGAAGGATGCGGCAGTTGGCGAAGAGCTTGATGAGCTTGACAGCCGACTTGAGTTTCGTAAGGAGTGGATGAGATGGCAGGCAATGACGGGAACTATCACGGTCGCACAGGACGACGTGATGTTCGTTATTGATGAGCGGATTGATACCACGCATAAGAACGCGGTGGCGGCGGTTACTTGGGCCACGGCAACTACAGATATTCCTGGTGATATCCGAACGTGTAAACGTCTCATTAACGCTGATTCCGGCGCTGTCTGCACCGAAGCGTATGCCAATGAGAGCGTTATGGTCTATCTCCAGAAGAACAACTATGTGAAGGACAAGATGGGAGATAGCATGAAAAACCAGATAGCCACAACGGGGTATATTACCCGATTCATGGGGCTGACCTGGACATGGTACGATATCGGCTACGTTCCCGCCAGTACAAGTACGTTCACTCGGTTTATCGCGGATGATTATGTGTTCTTCACAACTCCGCCCGGTACGTTTGCCAGAGAGGATACTGGCCCAGCTACGGATCCGAAGGCGAACTTCAGACCTGGGAAATTCTCCAAGTCGTGGGAAGAGGAAGATCCAGCTGGTGTCTGGGTGCTTGAGGAGCAGTCATTTATTCCGATAGTTACTCACGTCAATAAGCTCGTAAGATTCGACACAACGACGTAACCACAGCAATGAGATAACCGAAGAGGGGTAAGCTCATCCCTTGCCCCTCTTCACTATAAGGAGAAGCAATGCCAGAAGAAAGCGCAAAAGGAATGGTGAAAGCGGTTCGGATTTTAAAAACTGGTTTGATAGGGGACAATGTTATCTATACAGAAGGTGACATTGAGCGTAAGCCTTGCGAGAAGATACAAAAAGTGGCGAACAAGAAAGCTGATACGCGAGCTGAATGGATTGAAGTGCCCGAGGAAGAGAATCCCAAGGAGCCGGAATCAAAAGGACATACTGTCTAAAGGTGGCGGGTTGTGGTACCTGTAGAAATCTTAAAAAGTGGTATAACTGCCAAACAAAGAGTATATCAGCGCAGGGATATTGAGCATGAGCCCGACGATATCCTTCTAACGCTTGCCGAAGAGGGTAAGAGGGTGCGCTTTGTCAAAAAGTTCCCGTCTGTCGTGCCTACGAGGCCGAAGAAGACCGATATTACTGTAGCGCGTAACCGAGGGGGCCTGGGGGACGTAATAAGCTGCCTTGCTGCTCTTAAGGGGCTAAAGAACAAATATCCCGAGAAGAAGGTAGCCTTTATGGTAGATGAGAGATACCTTCCAATAGCGCAGAATCTTAAATATATTGATGCGCTCGTACCTTATGAGGCAAATATGTTACTCCCGGAAGGCGTAATCAACCTATCGACTCCTGATGTTAATTACGAGCGAGGCCGCGAGAATATCGGCAAAAATAGAATAGAGATATACTGCGCGGCGTGTGGCGTAGAACCTTCAAGACCAGAAATCAAACTCACCAAAGCAGAAACAAGGTGGGGCAAGGATTTCGCTAATACAGATAATATAAAGATAGGAATACAATATAAAAGCGCCGGATCTCAAAGGAACGTATCGGATGTTCTGTGGGGCCAGCTCTACGATAGCCTTATTCAATATAAAGAATTACAATTATATCTTTTTCATACTAAAAAGCTACCCGATTGGATAGATAGAGATATCGTACCGGTGATTGGGTACGGGCTCCGGGAAACAGCATCAATAGTCAACCAGATGGACTTAATGATTACGCTTGACTCCGGGCTTATGCACTTAGCGGGGGCGCTTGGTAAAAGAGTGCTGGCTTTGTTCGGTCCATCAGACCCGAAAGTGCAGCTCAAATATTATAACGCAGATTATGTCTGGCCAGGGCAGGGGCTTGATTGTTGCCCATGCTGGGGAGTTGCCAAAACCGAGTGTCCAGAACGGAAATGTATGACAATGATAAAATCAGGTATGATTATGGACAAGGTGGTAAAGCGGTTTGACCTGCGCATACAAAAAAAGGAAATATACAGGCGCAATAGGCAGCCGTCTATATTCGACCATGACCTTAAAAAAGAGATCGTCTATGATTCCCGCCACGACCAGATAGGCGATCAAATAGGTGTTGCTGCAATGTTCCAATTTATTACGCAGAAATATCCGGCCCGGGTATCTTGGGTCCGGGGAATATGTAACCGTGGAGAAGGTGAAAGCGTAAGGTGGTCAAGAGATTTTAATATTCTTGATTGGATTAAGTTTCCCATCCATAGGTATTACGATGAGCCTGTAGGAGATAAGGACAGAATAGCAATGCATAGTTATGTCAACGGGTCTTTTTACATTTGGGATGACGTCAAACGCTTGGCCGATAAACACAAGTTCTATCCTAAAATGGTGGTGCCCGAGCATGTGGACAGAATGTATAAGCTCCCGGAACAGCCTTATATCGTCGTTCATGTATTACAGAGGACAGGAAAGCGCGATGATGACCAGGGGTACGTCTCAAGGCGTGCCTTGGATTTTGAGAAATACGCAAGCCTATGCAGGCGGCTGTCAAAGAATATTAGCGTTGTCCGGGTAGGCGCAAAATATGACAGCATCGAGCCTATTGCCGGCATTACCGATTTAACGTCCGAGGGTTTACTGCTAAACGAAACCTTGAAGATTATTAGTGGCGCATCACTGTTCATGGGCGGCGATACAGGCTTAAAGCTGGCCGCAAGCGCCCTGGGAATCCCAGTGATTATAGAAGTTGATGATTATTCTAAAGCTCTTAATGGCTTGGCGGGATGCCGGCCAGACCTGCTGCACTGTTTTAGGCTGGGCGAGAAATTGGATATGTTGCTGAATACGGCGCGAAAAATAATCGGAGGATGTAATGACAAACGGGAATGAGTTTGAGAAAAGCAAAGAGGAAAGTAGAGATGAAGCGCAGAAAGCAAAACTGGGCAATCTGGGGACATTTAAAGGGGTTTCCGAAGAAGTAAATCCTTTGATGGTTATAGGCGTCAGCGATTCCGGCAAGACGTATGTTGAGGGTATAAAGGGCGTGATGCAAAATAAGAAAAGATTATGCGTGGAAGTATTAGCAGATGCGCTCAAGATTGTGGCTGCTCTGCCGCCGATAAGAAACCGTATTTTAAGACCAAGAAAGGGAGCTTTCGGGGGATGATTAAAACTTGGTTTTGTCCAACTATGAGTGGATTTTTGCACATGGGCGGCCTATACAATGCGTGGCTCAATTATACTTATGCCAAAATGCACCGCGGCGAGTTCGGCGTAAGGATAGACGGGCAGTTGACGACTGATGTTCGCCTTGAGTATGCGGACAGCATTATTGAAGACTTGAAAGTGTTCGGCATTGTTCCTGATTTTGTATTGAAGCAACACGAACGAATAGACTTATACCGGGAAGCTATTGAAAAACTATTGTCCCGCGATGATGTGTATTTCTGCGACTGTTCAGAAGAGGACATGGTGAAAAGGATGGACGAGGGCAAATGGCCGATACCTTGCCGGGCAATTATAAGGCCCTATAAACACGAATTCTTTCAGCATCACAAGGCGTGGTATAAATACCGGTGCAGCAAGACATCGCACTATGATGATTTTTGTAGGGATAGGGAATTGAAACTGAACCTCGACGATATAAAAACAGTAGTGCGGCTGAAGTGTGAATTTCCTCTTGATGTTGTCTTGTGGATGGAAAAAACTGCCGAGCTTGGATTTACTTCATCGTTTGATAATAAAGAATTAGGTATTACCCATTCCATTGATGGTATAGATTTACTTTCTTTTTCTTGGCTTGAGAATGAAACAGGGCAATTGATTGACTATATACCTGAGCATATCTTTCACGGCGTTATCGTCGACGACGAGGGTTACAAGTTGAGCAAGCATGAAGAAGCGAAGCGGGTAATTGAATACGGGGTAGACCCGCAAAAACTATTGAGAGCTTTTAACATCTTGGGAAAGTTAGGAGATACGAAACCAATCAAGGAGAGTCTTATTTTAGAGAAAGCAAGAGCTTTATAATGGCTGTCAAAACTTGGACAACCGATACGGACTTTCTTGAATCAAAAGGTACTTATGACGGCGTTATCGTTGGGTCAGATGATGAGATTGCTCTCGCAGAACGTCAAGAATTTCAAAGCCGGACTTATATTGAAGATGCAGACCAAGATGAGGAATGGATAGATGCAGAAAATGATGAAGTTAAACTTGGGTCATATGGGGTTAAGTTTGATTCCGGTGGAGACGCGAATAACGGATGGGCAACATTAAGCTGGACCGACACAGAACCGGATACATCAACTATAAGGATAAGAGCGAGGTCAGCAATGACAGAAGCGGGTTTAGCATCGGCAGCGTGGACAGATTGGTACACCGAAAGCCCCGTTGATAATGAAGCCCCAAAAGGCAGATGGCTTGAACTTGAAATTGAATTCAATAAAGGTTCTGTACCGAGATTATATGGAGTGAACCAAGATTACGGAGAGGATTGTTGATATGGATGCTACTTATGTCGATGCGACTAATTTTACGGTAATAGGAGACCAGACATCTATCTTCTCAGCAAGCAGGGCGATACAGGCGAACTGTGCAGGCGATGGGTATAAGTATGGTTGGGTGGATTCCTCATCTTATGCTGGCGGAACGAATTTGACTACTGTTACTTTAACCGCCAATAGTGATGCCTTGACGAATAATCTTGCTACGGTGAGCTGGGCTTCCGTTGCGGAAAAGTCAATGATATATGGCACTGATGATGCTATTACAAAGAAACATACGGAAGGTGCAGATACAACTCAGGGCACGCAAGCTCAAGACCTTGCTATGGGAACGCATAAAATCACAGGTGTAGTTGACCCTGCAGCCAACCAAGACGCAGCGACAAAGAAATATGTTGATGATAATGCTGGCGGTGGTGATGTATCTGCTGATGCTAATCTTACCGACCACGCTATTGTCCGAGGAGACGGCGGTGCAAAGAAAGTACAGACTTCGGGTATAACAATAGACGATGCTGGTATCCTCACAAATGCGCTACAACCAGCGTGTAGAGCATATCTTTCAGGCGACCAAACTATTGTCAAATCAACGTGGACAAAACTGCAACTTGACGTAGAGGGCTACGACCAAAACGCTGACTATGATAATGTTACAAATTACCGCTTTGTCGCTCCTGTAGACGGGGTTTACCTTATAGGTGGAGCAGCGAGGATAAACGCACTCGTATTGGGGAAAGTATCCTACACAGCTATCTACCTAAACGGTGCAGAAAAAACATACGCTATTATTTTATCAACAGGTATTCCTTTCGTCAACGAATGTCTTTACTTAAACGCAACGGATTATATAGAATTGTGGACATATCACAACGACACAGTAAACCGAGACGCAGATGCAGGGAAAGATACTTTTCTGTATGTAGAGAAATTATTTTAAGGATTTGCTATGAAAATATTAAAAATAGAAGTGGATAACGCCGTGAAAGATATGATTGTCGTAACTGTCGAGGGATATCCTCACGTTAAACATACAGTGCCTATTGACACAAAACCAGAGGATTTAAACGGATTGGTTGGAGCGTGGAAAGTAATACAGGACGCAGCGGATTTGTCGAATAAGGATAAACAACCACACCCAGCTACCGATATTACGGAGTTAAAAAAATTGGAAGGCAACGAAATCATAGAGATACCAAAATGAAAACGTACATAATCGACCTTGACAATACGCTGGCAATGGACATCAAAGTCCCGGGCGACTTTGAACACGACATTGACTGGATTTTAGAGCATAAGGTTTGTGACCAGGGGATGAAAGAAAAGATTATCACAGCGTATAACAACGGCGACAGGATTGTCTTTCATTCAGCAAGGTCGAATACAGGGAAGAGAATGAAGCAGACGAGGGAATGGTTGCTAAAAAATGAAGTGCGCTTCAACGAGATTATACTCGGCAAGCCCAAAGGGGATGTTTACATTGATAATGATAGCTGCAAAGCGGAGGAATGGCGGCCGTGAAGTTAGGAATTAACATAGCGCAACTAAAAGAAGAATATATCCCGCACATCATTGACCTGGGTGTGGATAGCATTTTGCTGGCATTCCATATAAGCCTGCCTGATAAAAAACTTCTCCAGATGTTGGTCGATAAGGGTGTTGAAGTCCATGCACGTTATATCCCGCTACGAGTGGAGAGGGACTTTTTGGACCCAGACATAGTAAAGGAATATGGAGACATCGTCAGTCATTGGGAGTTTGGCGGGGAGCCGGATATCAAAAAAGACGAACCCGGGTGCAGGTGGGAGGGCACGCCGGAGGAGTATATAAAAGTACTCAAGGAATTCGCGCATCTTGTGCCACCGGCCGCAACCCTTGGAACAGGTTCGTTCTACTCCGGCAGCAGTTATGGCTTACGCGGCGCAGACCACACGGAATTTATTCACCGCCTGTGCAGGTGCAGGATAGACGATGTTGTTGATAGCTTGTCACTGGTAATGTGGACACGATACTACGGCGGGATTCAGCAGTTATACTCCGCATATTATAACTTCATATCAATATTAAACCTTTACCATATTGATAAGCCGCTTGCTGTCACCGAATTCGGAACAGCAGAGAATATATCCGGCGACTGCCCATATACCTGCATTGACCAGGCAGATGATTTTATAAAAACTTATATTATCTTCCGGCATTTAGGGTATGAAGCAGCATATTATTTTAAACTGGAATATCTAAAGGAAGGCGCAGACCAGCATTGGGGTCTCTTGGATAAAAACGGCAATCGGACAACGGCATTTTATGCTGTAAAGACAACGCATAAATATCTCAAAGACATGCAGTTCTACCGGCGTTCTGCGCCGCACTTTGCAAGCGAATGGTGGAAGAATGACTATATCTTTCACTACATCTTTGATGCTGGAGATAAGTGGCTTCACATTATTTGGCACGACCTTGAAGAACCAATTGAATACAAAGACCTTATCATAACGAGACATCCGTTATTTATCGAGAAGAAAAAAGGCGAACTGATATGAAAACGCTCAATCTCGGCTGTGAAAATGACACCTGGGGCGATTACAAAGTGGATAAAATAAAGACTGCTTCCACGACTCACGTCGCCGACCTGGAGAACGGCCTGCCGTTCATCGAGGATAATACCATTATAGAGACACACGCATATTCAATCTTTGAGCATATCAGAAACTTCATCCCGCTTATGGATGAGATATTTCGAGTAAGCAAAGAAGACGCGATATTAAAATTAGTTGTGCCTTACTGGACATGGAATGGCGCGGTAGCTGACCCGCAGCATGTTCGGCTGTTCAACGAGGAAACATGGCGGCATTTTAAAGAACCCGCGCTTGTCAAGCGATTAGGGATTACGCATGGTTGCTTCAAAGAGTGTGAGGTTACGCTGAATCCTCTTCCGGGCCAGAAGATAGAGGATCGGAGCTTTAATATTAACAAGGTTCACGATATGAAAGTAATTGCGAGGATAGGAAAATGAGACCAAAGACATTTATGTATAGAAGCAAAGAATATCAATACTGGAGAAATAACCCGGGCGAACGGATCGTCGAGGTGCCGATATTCTGGGATATGATTTCAAGTTACCCGGCGGCGGACATACTTGAAGTTGGAAATGTACTCGCTCATTATTACGAAGTGCATCACATAGTCGTTGACAAATACGAGAAGTCCGACAATGTTATAAACGAAGATGCTCTTACTTTTGACATAGGGAAAAGATACAAGCTCATTATAAGCATTTCCACGATTGAGCATGTGGGTACTTTGAAAGATCCGCCCCAGGACCCGGCGAAGACGGGGAAGACACTTAACCATTTGAAAACTTTGCTGGCGCCGGGTGGAAAAGTGATGGTTAGCTTACCGCTTGGTTGGAACCGTAATATGGATGAACGAATCAAAGCTGGGATAATAACATTCGACAAGACATATTGCCTGAAAAGAATATCCGCGGAAAATGCGTGGACAGAAGCTACCTGGGAAGGAATTAAGGATGCGAAATATAATAAGCCATTCGGGGGAGCTAACGGCTTGCTGATAGGAGAAATTGATGGATAGAGAAATAATCCAAAAAGTCAACGAAGCTGGGGGAGGCTTTATTTTGCAAGGTGAGGCGGAGGGGTTGTGCCAAGCTGTAAGGAGAACTCAAAATGTCACTGGGGACATCTTAGAATTTGGAGCATTTGAAGGATACTCCACAGCACTCTTGGCGCTGACTGCGAAGCAATTAGGAAAGAAAAAAGTATATTCAGTAGAATGGTTTAAGGGATTACCTGAACCTGGAACAGAAGATGCTGTAGCTGATTGTCCACATAGTAAGGGCGAAATAAAAGGGAAAAAGGAAACATTTTTGAAGCGTATGGCTGCGCTGGGGCTGGATAATGTTATCTTAATAGAAAAGGACATTTTTGAAAGTGAGCAATTTCTACCCGCTGCTCCCAGTCTGGTGTTTATAGATGTAGACTTTTATCGGACGGTTGCATTTTGTTTGGAGTTATCTCGGGCGAGAATAGCAATGAACGGGAGAATTTATAGCCATGATTACGGGTGGGCTAAAACTCCTGGAGCCACCAAAGCAATTGATGAATTTGTTTTAAAATATGGTTACACATGCGAAAGAATCCAAGGGTCATTAGTGGAGGTTTCAAGATGAATAGAGCGCCGCAAATATGCAAAGCGATCCGTGGTAACATAGACCACATGACGATTGTGAATAATCGGGTATCGCCATTGAAGAAGTTATTGATTGAAGACATCGTGCCAAACGATCCGGATATGGTAAAAGCGGCCCGGAATTACTTTGTACCTACAACAACGGAAGCAAATGTGGAAACGACTACATACTTCAAGCTCCTTGTAGAACGTCTCGGAGAACAGACGGCCCGGGACTTGGCATATAACCGCCTTGACTTAATGGAAGATATTAAAAAGAACGGTGTAAAAGTGCCAGTATTCGTTCAGTATATAAATGGTGGGGGGCCGATCCTTAAAGACGGCTTTCATCGGCTTATGGCTTCCGAAGCACTGGGGAAGGATGAAATAGACTGCCTCGTATTTAATGATGAAATTCGTGCGCAGGTAAAGCAAGGCTTTCCTTGGGGCAGCCCCGACACGATTTACCAGCCATTAGAGATACCCGGGTATGAGGATCTAAAAGTAGTGCGGCCGGACAGCCCGCTAAGAGGCCAGGCGATAGTTGACGAGCTTGATGATAATGACACCACCTTCTTAGACATCGGGGCCTGCAGCGGATTTATGAGCCGGTATATCTGCGAGCGTATAAAGGAATTGGAATTCTTTCTCAATATAGACTTCTGCCAGCACGGCATGACAGTAGCGTTTTTGATGTTCCTGATGCGCCGGAGCGAACTACCGCAGGCAGCCTTAGCGAAATGGTGCTGCGCGGTAATGGATTATAAGAACCTCCCGGGAGATAGGCAGTTCGATGTAGTACTTAATTTGAGCGTATTTCATCATTACTTCAAGACGATGAAGCGGGATGAGATAGCGCAAGAGATACGCAAGGTCGCGGATATGACAAACCGTAAGCTCTTTTTCGAGCTTGAGCCGGTAGTTGATATTGTACATTCTAAAGACCCGGAAGTAATGGCGATATTCGATACGCCTGACGGTCTTAAAAACTTTATTCTTGAAACCACTGGATTTGGCAGTATAAAGGAACTGGGGAGCTTTTGGCATGGGCGGATTTTTTATATGGTGGAAAGATGATTGATAGAATAGTCGGCTTTAATAGTGTAATTTCAGAGAAATATCATAAAAGAACCCGCTGGACAAAGATGTTTGAAGAATTAGGAATAATAATACTCGGTTCTTTTATAATTGTACCATTTGTTTATATTGTTACTGGGGTTTCGGAAAATTCTATACATCTTTCAGGAAGTATATTTACATTGTTTAAAGTAGCAGGCATAGGTGTAGTGATGAGCATTATTCTTTATTTTTTTGTTGTAGTTGTTGTGGGAAACGATTTTGGGGATATACAATATGATGGATGGGATTAAATTGTATATGGTGGTGAGATAATTAAATGGGGAGGTAAAAGATGAAAATAAAGTTTTATCGTAATCCAAAGAATGTTGGATGGTTAGGATGGATTGAAGCAAAAAATAAAAAAGTTATAGGTTTTGTGCGATTAAATGGTGATGTTCAATTCGGATGGTAAAAAATGCCTTGTCGAGTGAATTGTTTTGAAAATGGTTCTGCCCATAGCGTGAGTATATATGCTCATAATAATAATGGGTCTGTTCACATAGAGGTGGGTTCTAAAACATTTTACTTTAAAGGTAAGAAGCAGATAAAAAAATTTATAATCTCATTAAAAAAAGCAATGGCGATGTACCCAACAAGTGGTGAAAAATCATGAAAGGCATTTGTTTTAATGCAGGCGGCGGTATAGGCGACATCTTGCGGGTATTACTTACCCCTGACGTCGGGAGGGCGTGGTGCCAGCCATATTGGGGCCAAATAGCGCAGTGGAAGAAAGATAACCCCGATAGAAAGATAAGACTTGTACTTGCCTCACATAACCCGGCCGCAAAGCAATTATTCGAGCTTTACGATTGGATCGACGACTTTATTGATATACCGTGGGAAAATGACGGTACTGTCCTACCTCCGCGCTATGCCGGAGATGATTGTGAACCGATGCGAGATTATCAAATGAAGGAACTTTGTAAAGACTATCCGTGGCAAATGCCAGCGATCCTAATGACCCCGGAAGAAGAAACACAATTCAAGCAGATTGCAAAAAAGGAATATGTTTTGCTTTACCCTTTCGGCGGATATGGCGCCCGTCTTGCTTCAGAGAAATATATCCTTTTAATTGAGAAACTAAAAGCGCGAGGATTTCAAGTTGTTATTGTAGGAAATACTTATCAAAGAAATGTGCCCGAAGATAACCGAATAATGAAAGAAGAATTTGGTTATGAAGAATTTGGCGTTATCAATCTTGTTAACAAAGCAGGCATCAGGTTGACTACGAACTTGGCAATGAACGCAAAAGCATACATTGGGTCCCTTGGGCTATATATGCACCCGGCATTCGCGAAAAATGTAACATCAATCTGTTTAACCTGTTATGAAATCTGGAACGATAACAATGTTTTGGGGGGTAATCTTCTGCGCTGCCAGGCGATGTGGTACATTAATAAATATCTTGAAGAGGTTAATCCTTATGTAAGTTTAGTATGTCTGAATAATGAAAACGATTTGGGTACGCTTTGGGATAAAGTTATAAGGCAAATCACAACTATTAATCACAGCACATTTGAATATTGGGGCGAAGAAAGGAGACCGGAAGTTCATGTTTAAAAAAGGCATACATTGTGGGGGAAAAGAAGTTGACAAATGTAGGGAACGGCTGAGCGTGTATTGCATTGGAAGCGGTGTGGATATCGGTTGCGGTGGTCAAGAAATAGATGCTCACTTTTGCAAGGAGAACAAGATAAGCCCATTAGCGATCGGCGTAGATTTGCAGCAGACAAATCTTATAGGTAATGCGGAACATCTATTTTGGTTTAGAGACAATACGCTTGATTACGTCTTCAGTTCTCATCTATTGGAGCATTTATATCATCCCCAAAAAGCCTTGAAGGAGTGGTTCAGAGTATTGCGGCCCGGTGGTTATCTGGTTTTATATCTGCCGCTCAAAGGTGCGTATCCCTGTCTTGGTACAAAATATGCCAATAGAGACCACAAGTGGGATGTTGACCCGGATATTTTAATGAAATGGTTGCACAGGCTTGATTATGAAATCGTCAAGATTGAGCCGCATACAGAAGAAGATGAATATAGCTTTGATTTTGTTGTGAGGAAAGTATGAAATTTGAAGACGCGAAACAAAACTGTGTATGCGGGGAAGCTATGGTGAAGGGCGAAATAGCAATAATATTCTGCTCAAAATGTGGCACATACCATATACCGCGGCAAGTGAATATTGCGAAGTTGATAGAAGACTATGAAAAAAGTAAATAAAAAATGGGGCCACGAACTTTTGATAGTCAATCGGGAATATTGTGGGAAATTCCTGAAGCTCAAAAAGGGCTATCATTGCAGCTACCATAGGCATCCAGTAAAGGACGAGGCTTTTCATATTCTCCACGGGTTAGTGGGTATGAGGATAGGAAGCGAGGAAACAATACTAAAACCAGGGGACACGGTTATTATTGAGCCCCGAACCTTACATAGCTTTGCCGGATTGAGTAAAGGCGAATATTCAACGATTATCGAGTTTTCGACACATCACGAAGATTCAGATACCGAAAGAGTAACGGAAAGCGGGAAGCTCACAAATGAGGAGATAAAGCAATGGCGACATTTGATTATTGCACAGAAGCGGAAGTGAGGTTGACTCTTGGGGGTGCATCTGAACAAGAAGTCCCCAGCGCGCAGCTTGCCCCCGCGATAGTAAAGGGAACGGCAGATATAAGAACGGTGCTTCCTTCGGACTTGGTGGAGTCTATTGATGACTTAACGATAGCGGCGATCCCTATAATAATCAATTCTATCTGCGAAGACTTATCAGCGTATTATGTTATGCGTGGAATATATCGGCAGAATGATGCTCTGCTGGCGGAGTGGATGGACAACTATAAGGCGGCATATAAAAAACTTGAAGACATCCGAGACCATAAAATCACCATTGATGAGATTACCAGCCAGGAGCAAGTATTGTCATCCACAAATGATTATGTGCCAACCTTTGATGTAGACGATCCGACGAAATGGACGCAAGACCAGAACAGGCTTGATGATATTGCGACCGATAGGGCAGACGTATGATAACAAAGATTAGTATGGATACCCACGGAGTAATGGCACGACTGATGAAGATGCTCAACAAGACAGGAAATCTACGTCCTGCTCTGAAGTTAGCAGGTGTGCATATGTATAAATCTATAAATGAGAATTTTCAAGCACAGGGCAGACCTACTGGCTGGAGGCCACTCAAAGAAAAAACCATCAAACGCAGAAGAAAAGGTAAAGGGGTTGGGACAGCACAAATACTTCTGGACACCGGAGTATTGAGAGCTTCCGTCACATCACCCACGCCGAAGAAAGCAAAGGCAAAATCTATATACCGCTTATCAAATGACAGATTGGAGATAGGCACTAATCTCACTTATGCAATGGTACATCAAAAAGGGAGCACAAAAAAGAATATTCCCGCAAGACCTTATATGTTGTTTCAAACGGAAGATTCAAAAAAAATACAAAAGATATTTAAAAATTATGTGGTGAGTTAATGGCAACGACAAAGCAAGTCTGGGACGCGGTAAAGAGTATTCTTGAAGCGGATGTGACGCTCAAGGCGTATGTCAAGAACCTGATCGGCAGCCCTGCTGAAGGAGTATGGGAAGGCGAAAGGGAGATGGCGAATATTCCAACAACGATGTTTCCTTGTATTATGATGGGCGACTGGGGATATTCGGAACCACCCTATGAAGCAGGGTTTAATAAAGGTCTTTTGGTAATTCCTATTTTCGGTGTGATTACGAATCTTGATACTACTGTGCAGATTTGGAATGACGACCCGAAAGGGATAGGCAATTTCAAGTCTGATGTGAGGAATGCTTTATATGCGGAGTATCCAAATCTTGGAAGGGAAGACGTTGAAACTTTTTCAATAGCGTTAGACCCCGACTATGTCGGTTATCCGTCAAGGGCATTTAAACTGGATATAACAATCGAGTATGAGGTGGCAATTTAAAAAGGAGGGGGTATTATGGAGATAGCAAAGGATTGTAAATTGTGTACGGCGGTTTTTGACCTTCAGCATAGACCACCAGGGATCCTCTTTGATAACTGGCAGGTCTTGATTGTGGCGTGTCCGATATGCAAGGACCCCATCATGATTCTGAAGAGAGGGCATATCGTAAAGCTGAACGCTAACGAATTGGTGCCTATTGCTGCCAGTGCTTACTTCTTGGCGATGCTGAGAGAACAGGAAATAAAAGCCAAGTGGAAGGATATCAAATCGGGGAACGTGCAGACGAAAGATATCAAGGTTAGCTTGGATGGATATGTAACTGACATTGATATGAAGGAGAATAAGCTGCATTGGCATTGCCACTTGAGGAAAAAGGTAGTAACACCTGCAAAATAGAGAAAACAAGCGGTAAAAAAGGGAGGTTATTATGGGTGGTATAGTAGGAGCAATGGGAAAACTGAGAATAGG